GAGTTGTTTCGGAGAGCCGTTATGCAGAAACCTAGCCCGAGAGATGGGATAAAATACACACGTTTTGCGGTTGTACGAAACTCCTACCCTATGCTCAAGACTACAACTCTCAAGACATGGCTGGAACTATTCCCGGAGGATATCTGGGGTAATGTCCATCATGCTCCGCCAATCAAGCATCATATTCGCCTACCCTCAAAGGAAGGAGCATCCGGGATTGATATGGAGGTCTTGTTTCTAGCTCTGGATCAACCGAAAGATGTACGAAAGCTGTTGTCTCTAGAACTTACCGGGGCATTTGTCAATGAGAGTAAAGAGCTACCGAAAGCCGTGATTGATGGCCTCTCGCATCGTGTTGGCCGGTATCCTACAAAATCAGACGGTGGCCCGACATGGAGAGGGATTATCATGGATAGTAACCCTTGTGATGATGATCACTGGCTCTACAACATGGCAGAGAAAGAAAAACCTACAGGAAAATTTCGATGGGGTTTCTACAAACAACCGGGCGGTGTAAAAGAAGTTCATGCCGATGAGGTGCCGGCCGATATGCCAGAGGCTCAGGGATTTATGTATCAAGCAGGAAAGTGGTGGCAGACAAACCCAAAGGCTGAGAACCTAGACAATCTACCAGTTGGATATTACGAACAGCTTGTTCCCGGCAAGACCTTGGATTGGATACGATGCTATGCAGAGGGAAAGTATTCCTATGTTCAAGAGGGCCGACCAGTATGGCCTGAGTATGATGACCACTCTATGTCTGATGATCTTGTAATCAAAGAAGGTATACCGGTGCAAGTGGGTCTTGACTTTGGATTGACACCGTCTGCGGTGTTTGGTCAGAAAATGCCGAATGGTAGATGGCACATACTCCGGGAGATCGTTACCTTTGATATGGGGCTAGAAAGATTTGCTCACCTTCTAAAATCAGAGCTGGAGACTTGGTTCCCAAAGTTTGAGTGCATGATCTGGGGTGACCCGGCAGGATCGGCAAGAGATATGATCTATGAGCAAACAGCCTTTGATCACCTCAAGACACATGGCCTCATAGCCCGGCCTACCGCAACAAACGAGTTCAAAACCCGAAGAGAGGCAGGGGCAATCCCGATGACCCGGCTCATAGACGGCAAACCCGGCTTTATGGTGCATAGAGAGTGTCTCCGGCTCAGAAAAGCTCTAGCTGGTGGCTATCACTTCAAAAGAGTGGCGATGGGTTCTGGACATGAGCGGTTCAAGGATGTTCCGAACAAAGACCACAACTCCCACGTTGCGGATAGTCTAGGATATCTTTTGCTGGGCGGTGGCGAACATAGAAACATGGTTAGAGGTAAATCACCTCACTTCTACAAGACGGCCAATGCTTGGGGTGACTTTGATGTTTTCGCCTGAAGAAATCACAGAAGTATCCAAGCTGGACGGTGTTCATGCCAAGATCATAGATTTTGAACCGGATCACCTCAATGCGGTCAGCTATAGATCGCTAGACGCTCCCTTCATCAAGGCCAATCAAGAGACAATAGCCCACCGGTTACCAAAAGGATTATCCTTCACCGGTGTTGTAGACGATCAAGTATTCGCTATGTTTGGCCTCGTTCCCTTCTGGCAGGGATGCTATGAATGCTGGCTTATTCCAGCCGATGATCTTGATACCCACACGATGAAGATGCACCGTACTTCAATACGTTTTTTTGAGTATACAGCCAAGGTATTGAGAGCAAAGCGGTACCAATGTTATGTATTTTCGGAGAATGTTCGGGCTGTTCGCTGGATAGAAATGATGGTATTCAAAAAAGAAGGGCTAATGAAGAACTTTGGCCCTAACCAAGAAGATCATTTTTTATATGCGAGGTATTTCTGATGGGTTTTTTATTTCCTAGTGGGCCAAGTGAAAGCCCAGAGCAAAAAGCAAGTCGGCAAAAACGTGACCAGCAAGTCCAGCAACAAGAGGAACGTACACAAAAAGCTGAGATAAGCGAACGCAGAAAGATCAATGAACGTATGCGAAAGATGAAAACTGGGGGAATGAGCCAGTTGCTGGGCGATAGAGAAGAGCCTACACAAGGTAACCCAATACAAGTATCAAGAACACTTGGCCCAGATAGAAACCCACGATAATGAGAAAATATTTACGCAACCCAAGAAAGAAGGAGATGAGCGATGCCTATGGTAAGTTACAAGAGCAAAGAGGGAACGAAGAAGAAGAAGTTCAAGTACAGCAAGAAGGGAGTAGCGGAGGCCAAAAAGATGGCGAAACAGACCGGGGGGAAGATAAAGGTCAATAAAAGCTACGCATGAGACTTGATGTCACTACATTAAAAAGCCGTTTCAAAAAGGCTATGGCTCACAAGGATGAGTGGCGGTCTATCTATGAAGATGCCTACCGGTATGTCCTGCCTAATAGAAACCTCTATGATGGCAACTACGAAACGACCTCTCCAAAAAATGATAAGATGAACCGGGTTTATGACAGTACAGCAATACACTCAACCCAGCGATTTGCAAATCGACTACAGTCCGGGGTGTTCCCAACACAGAGACACTGGTGCCGGCTAGTTCCCGGTGAGGAGATCCCACCAGAGAGACACATAGAGATACAGCGTGTGCTGGATGGATATGCTGATAAGATGTTCGATGTTATGCGTCAATCTAATTTTGACATGGCGATGGGCGAGTTCCTGCTAGAGCTAGCTATCGGAACGGCTGTCATGATCATCCAACCGGGTGACGAGTTACAGCCCATTCGTTATACAGCCGTTCCGTCTTTTTTGATAGCCTATGATGAGGGGCCGTTTGGCACAGTCGATAAGGTATACAGAAACCACAGGATACCCTTTGTAGCCCTAGACCAAGAGTTTACGGATGCCAACATCCCGGAACAGCTCAAACAAAAGTATGATGGCAGACCAGATGAAAAGATAGACCTCTATGAGATTACTTGTTATGACAAGGACGAGGGTATCTACCACTATCATGTCATAACCGCAGAGGGTGATGATGAGTTAGTCTATAGACGTATGAACTCTTTCCCTTGGATAGTATCACGATATATGAAAGCCAGTGGCGAGAAGTATGGAAGAGGCCCGGTGCTGACGGCACTACACGATATAAAGACGTTGAATAAGCTCAAAGAGTATCACCTAAAGAATGCCTCTCTTTCTATAGCCGGTGTATATACAGCAATGGATGATGGTGTTCTCAACCCAAATGCGGTGCGACTAGTGCCGGGAGCAATCATCCCGGTGGCTCGTAACGGTGGTAACCAAGGGGAAAGCCTCAAGCCCTTGCCCAGATCAGGAGATCCTCAACTATCGCAAATGTCACAACAAGACCTCGTGATGTCTATCAAGCAAATACTCATGGATGATATGTTGCCTCCCGATACATCGTCAGCCCGATCCGCTACCGAGATATCAGCGAAGATGCAGATACTATCTGAAAATTTAGGTAGTAGCTTTGGTAGACTTATACAGGAAACAATGTACCCGGTCGTTAGACGAACACTTGAGGTGATGGATGAGCTGGGTATGATAGAGCTACCTCTTAGGGTAAATGGCCTACAAGTAAAGGTACAGCCAGTGGCTCCGATTGCTATGTCACAGAATATGGCTAAGGTGAACGAGATACTTCAATATATGCAGATAGCTCAGAGTATGGGGCCGGCAGGACAGCTTGCCGTCAAGCAGGAGGTATTGCTTGAATACATTGCCGATCAATTAGCCATCCCGGCTGAAGTTAGGCTCACAGCGGAAGAACGACAACAGATACAGCAAATGCTAATGCAACAAGCCCAGCAAATGGCTCAACAACAAGGAATGATGGAAGGTGGCGGAGAACCAGAACAACCAGCTTGATGAGGATCTTTGGCCGGATGTCGGTGAGGATCCGCAAGCATCTCAAATGGATATGCTGTATGCGACTGTATTCAATACACCGGATGGCCTCAAGGTTTTAAAACATTTAGAGAGTACAACAACAGACCAACCGTGCTGGTTTCCCGGCAACGATCCAAGTCATGGGTACTTTAGGGAGGGTCAAAACTCTCTAGTTAGACAGATAAACAGTAGAATAAGGAGAGCAAAGAATGTCTGAAGAACAGCAAGAACAACAAGAAGAGCAACAGCCACAGGCTGAAAGCAATATGCAGAAACTAGCAGGAGAGGATCTCAATGCCCCGACAGAAGAAGAAAATTCGCACCTCCAGACCGATGCTGAGCCGGAGGGTGTTGATCCGGACGAGATTGAGTTCGTCAAACCGGAGTTCCTCCCGGAGAAGTTCTGGGATCCGGAGAACGGCACGAACGTAGAGAAACTATCAAAAGCCTATTCTGAGCTAGAGAAGAAGTTCTCACGAGGTGAACACAAAGCTCCAAAAGAGTATGACACATCCTTTCTTGGTGAGAATGTTCCGGAAGATGATGAGATGCTCAATAGCTATCTAGACAAGGCAAAACGCTATGGAATGTCTCAAGAAGACTTTCAAGAACTTGCAATGCAGTTTGTTGGGGCTGTAGAGGATGAGGCCCAGAGTGAGCAAGAGTTTATCGAAGAGCAAAAGAGAATGCTGGGTAATAATGCTGTCGAGCTTGTCCGGTCAAACTATGACTGGGCTAATGGTCTGCTCAGCAAGGGTGTGATTACACAGGCAGAGTTTGATGTGCTGGATCAAATGGGTGGAACGGCAGACGGTACCCGGCTACTCAGAAAGATACGCAACATATCCAGCCCCAAAGAGCTACCGATTCCTTCTTTTACCGGGGAGAGAAAGACCAAAGAAGAGTTGGCTCAGTATGTCGCTGATCCTCGTTGGAAGAGCGATCCGGTTTGGCGAAAGCAAAAAGAGCAAGAGTTCTACAACAACATCGCATAATTTTATCTTTACTCAATTTTCAAGATATGGTACTGGTGGGTTGAGCGATAACTACATCTGTAGCCGTTCAATCACTTTGATTGGCGGATTTATTCCATAACCAAGAAAACACTAATGTTAATTTTTTTATGGAGCGATAGATGTCGAACAACAATATCAGTACAGCATTCGTCACTATCTTTGAAAGCGAAGTTCATCAGGCTTATCAGTCTGAGGCTAAACTTGCTGGAACCGTGAGAACCAGAGCAAACGTAGAAGGTTCAACCGTAAAGTTCCCAATCTTAGCCAAAGGCACAGCCTCTGTTCGTTCACCCGGAACTCAGGTCACCCCAGTTGGGGCTGATTTCAGTTCGGTTTCCGCAACAATGGTGGACTATTCTGCATCAGAGTACAGTGACATTTTTAACCAAGCCAAAGTAAACTTTGACGAAAGAGCAGAGCTTGCTGAGATGCTAGGAAAAGCCATAGCCAGACGAGAAGACCAAGTCGTTATTGATGCCTTGATCAACGCATCAGCCGGGTCAACCGTTGCTAATACTGTGGTTACTTCTGGTTCAGCGACTGCCTCTGACCTTAATGTCGGAAAGATTATTGAGGCTGGTAAATTACTCAACGCTAAAAACGTACCCTCAACCGAGAGATACCTCTTAGTCCATGCCAACTCAATGGCCTCCTTACTTGGAGATGAAAGAGCCGTTAGCTCAGATTTTATACAACTTCAAGCTCTGGCCAGAGGTGAGTTATCTCAATTTGCTGGATTTAATATAATTATGTTTGGTGACAGAGATGAGGGCGGTATTCCAATCGATGGATCAAATGACAGAACGTGTGTAGCGTTTCACAAATCTGCAATAGGTCTTGGTATCGGTATGCCAGCTAAAACAGAAATCAACTATATACCAGAGAGAACATCGTTTCTTGTGACTGCCATGTATTCGGCAGGAGCGATAGCGGTCGATGTCAACGGTATATGTGATGTAACTTGTAGGGAGAGCTAAGATGGCATTTGTTAGAAATGATTTCAATACCATCGGTGGACAGGCCAGAGCCGGAGTTACTCCAGCAATGTATGTCTATACCACAACCGAGGCTCACACCGCAGTTGATGCGTCAGGATACTTCAACGATCTATCCGACATTCTCAACGTAGGTGACATGATCATCGTTCACGGTTCAACCGGTGGCACAAGAACAGTCACAATGCATATAGTAGTCAGCAACGCATCAGGTGTTGTGGACGTATCCGATGGAACAACAATCGGAGCTGTATCAGACAGTGACTAATATTCTTGGGGGGTAGTTCCGACTGCCTCCCAAACCAAAAGGGGTTTGAATGGCAAGCACAGACACAGACGTATCTATTTGTTCTCAAGCCCTATTACTGCTCGGATCAACGAGTATATCCTCCTTTTCCGATGGAACTGCCCCGGCATCGATAGCCGGGGTTCTTTATCCAAAGGTCAAAGCTCAAACTCTTGGGATGTATCCTTGGAGCTTCTCTCTTACTAAAACACAGTTAGCTCAGTCAGCGTCCACTCCTTTGTCTTTTTGGAAGTATGCGTATGCTCTTCCGTCTGACATGGTCAATGGTGTTCCTAGAAAAGTATTTACATCAAACAATACGAATGCACCAAACCTCACAGACTATGAGATCCAAGGTGCTGAACTGCTCTCTCAAGAGCAAACTATCTACATAGACTATCAAAGAGATGTTGATGAGCCAGCAATGCCGGCATACTTTGTGCAGTTGCTTATCTATCAAATGGCATGGCATCTAGCCGAGCCGGTAACCGATCAAACAACAAAGTCAGAATATTGGAAGAATGTTGCTCTTGGAACTCCTCTTGAAAGTTTGAGAGGCGGATACTTTCGACAGGCAACCGTAATTGATGGTTCTGGTCAGTCTTCTCAAGTTCTTGCTGATTATGTGCTGGTAGATGTCAGATGAGCCGGGTAACAGTCTATCAATCAAACTTCACAGTTGGTGAGCTTGATCCTTTAGTCAAAGGCCGGGTAGACCTCAACCAGTATCCTTCTGCTCTCGATAGAGCCAAGAATGTAACGGTCATGCCACAGGGGGGCTTTGAGAGAAGACCGGGTCTAGCCTTTCTACAAGACCTCAGTAGTCACCTTGGTGGGTCATTCAATGCTCAGAATGGCATGAGGCTAATACCGTTTGAATTTAGTAATGATCAGAGTTTCATGTTGGTTTTTGTCAAGCAGTCAGCGTCAGAGACAAGAATGTTTGTTTATGCAAACAAGGTCTTGATCTCAAATATCAATAGCTCAGGCAATGACTATCTTGCTATCAACCTTGGCGATATAGACCTCTCTAAGCTATCATTTACACAATCGGCTGATACATTGATACTCGTACAAGAAGACCTAGCTCCAAGAAAGATTGTAAGAGGTGGCACTAATTCAACTTGGACAGAGAGTACAATATCTCTGACCTCTCCCTTCCATGCGTTTACTCTTGCAACCTCCAACCCAAGTGCAACCATTACACCGGATGCTGTTGATGGTACAGTAAAGATAACTGCCTCTTCCGGTATATTCTCCTCTGGCAACGTCAATCAATATATCAATGTCCTAAATGGTTTTGGTCGTGCAAGGATTATAGAGTTTGAAAGTTCGACCGTTGTTAAGACAGTTGTAGAGATACCCTTCTTTGAGGCATCGGTTGCAATAGCATCTGGATCATGGGAACTTGAGACAGGGTACGAGGCTGTCTTCTCCAGCACAAGAGGCTTTCCTAGGACTTGTACCTTTCACGAAGGACGATTGTTCTTTGGTGGGTCAAAGTCCATGCCTAACACACTATTTGGATCAAAGGTGGCTGACTTCTTTAATTTTAAAACAGACGAGGCTTTGGATGATGATGCGTTGTTCGTAACGATATCCAGCGATAGTCTGAATGCTATCAATGCTATCCGCTCTGGCCGAGACTTACAAATCTTTACGTCATCGGCTGAGTTCTTTATACCACAGTCAACACTCGATCCAATCACACCATCTAACATCGTAATTAAGGTTGCTACCCGGAGAGGCTCAAAAGAGGGCATCAAGCCTGTGTCAGCGGAAACCGGCACCCTTTACATTCAAAAGTCCGGTAAAGCCCTCAGAGAGCTTATATTTAGCGATACAGACCTAAATTATAATTCAGACAATGTATCTCTTCTTTCCTCCCATTTGTTGAAGAACCCACAGAAGATGGCTCTCCGGGTGGCAACGTCTACTGATGACGGTGACCTTCTTATGATTACAAACGGTACTGATGGATCTATGTGTGTCTACTCAATACTCAAACCACAGAATGTCATAGCCCCATCAGAGTTTATTACAGACGGAACATTTGAGGATGTTGCTGTTGATATCGAAGATATATACGTCATAGTCAAACGGACAGTCAACTCAGCCACCAAGCATTATCTTGAGTGCTTTGATGATGACCGTACAACTGATGCAAACATTCAGTATTTTTCTGGAGCAACCGCCCCGGATCAAGCAAAGCCAACCAACACCACTGCCGGGAGCCTTTCCCATCTAGAGGCTAAGGAAGTCAACGTCATTCGTGATGACTTTGTTCTTACAAATAAGACTGTCTCCTCTGGTCAAATAACATTAGATGCTGTTCCAACGACATATGTTGAGGTAGGTCTACCTTACGATGTCGAGGTCAAGACCATGCCGGTAGAGCCACGGCTAGCCAGCGGAGTTGTCACCAGCCGAAAAAAAAGAATACTAGAGGTATCGCCAATATTAGACAGGACACAGAACCTCGCCATCAATGGGAATGAGATACCGTTCAGAGAATTTCCACACACACTAGATACAGCAATCGCAACCTTCACCGGGAGAAAACGAATGTCTCCTTTACTTGGTTACACCAGTGAGGCCCAGATTACTTTTACCATGACCAAACCTCTATTTGCTACAGTATTGGCAGTAGAGTACAAACTTTCGACAGGAGCATAATTATGGCATTTGTAGTACCAGCACTATCAGCAATAGGAGGATCAACAGCAATGACAGTGGCCTCCACGGCATTGTCAGCAATGTCGGCTATGGCACAGCTTTCAGCCGGAGAAAAAGCAAAAGAGGCTTATGAGCAACGAGCTAGAAACGAGCAACTCAGGGGAAGAGTTGAGGCGGTCAACGCAAAGAAAAAAGGTGTAGAAGTCTTGAAACGCACCAATGCAAGTCTGGCATCAATCATAGCTGGGGCCGGGAGACAAGGACTAACATTAAGGAGTGGTACAGTAAGAGACAGGGAAGTATTTCTTGTAAGAAGACCAGCATCAGAAGACTTTTCAGATACTGCTTTTAACGCATCGATGGCCTTGATGACAGCCGACATGAGAGCCAGTGACCTTAGAGGAGCAGGAGACCAAGCTAGACTGCAAGGTCAAATAGGGGCATTCTCCACCTTAGCCGGAGCGTTTACTAACGCAATGAGCATAGGAAGTCCGGGTCTTTCACAAGCAGGGAATGTACCTTACTAATGGCACCAACATTTCGACCATATCAATCAGTAGGCCAAGGGCTAAACCAACTCAACTTACCACAGGGGGCAGAGGCTCAGGAGGCATCTAGAACTATGACTGTTCTATCTCAGTCTTTGGATCGTATGTCTAATTTTTTTATCAAACGAGCTGAGGAACAAGCAAAGATAGAAGGTCAGAGGTTTGGCATCGAGAATATGTCTCTTGAAAAGTTACGGCAAGCCAACAAAGAAAACAGAGATATATTTGATATTCCTGCTTTTGGAAACACGGTCTTTGGCAACTCAGCACGGCAGTCGGCACTAACTGTGTTAGAAAATGAAACGATAGTAGAGGCTACAAAAACAATAAACGATCTTGTGTTTCAAGCAGAGACAAACTTTACTAACCCAACAGTCCTAAGAAATCAGATAGATGCAAGTATACTTGGTTTTGTAAACGCTCTTTCGCCATCAGCCCCGGTTCTTGCCCAAAAAATATCTGCTCAGTTAGAGCTTAGCGGTGCAAGAGTTTTTGATCAGTATCGATCAGCTCATGCTAAGTCTACTGCATCGAATGTACAGGCTAGTTCAATAGTTGCTCTGCTTACACAGTTAGATTTAGAAAAAGGTAAAATACACGGCCTAGTCGTTAACAACAGTGTCAATCAATTTAGTGTTGATGCTCAAAGAGAAAAATGGATAAACAAAATATCAGAGCCAACCTACGGTTTGAAAAAAGACCAGAGAAAAAAATTTGAAACCTCTTTCGATGAGATGCTAGTTTCTTTCATAACAGACAAAGCGTTTGAGTTAGTTAATAATGCTGGCGGTAATGCTTATTCAGAAATACTGAAGATCCAAAATGCAACGACATCCGATGAAAACTTAAACAATCTTTTGAGGTTGAGGGTCAGTGACAGTAAAGTCAGAAAAAAAATATCTGATGATATGCTAGCGGTACTTAGATCAAAACGAGCCGAAACAACGTACAATGAACAGCTTACAGAGAATACAAGAAGTAAAAGCATAGAGGCTACAAAAAACCTTTTTTCAAAAGCAATGTTTGCTAATGATGGGCTTATAGACTACGAAGGGGCAGAAAGTGCCATTAGAGCTATGCTTGCTTTAGACACTGACGAGGGCAATAAACTTAGAGAGACACTTAATTCAGCTCAGGGAGGTGTTCGCCTTGATGATGATCTGGGAGATGAAGTGATGCGTGATGTGCTTGCCGACACAGATACCGTGACCTATGAGATATTAAACGATCTTGTGACAAGAAAAAAAATAAGTGTTGCAACATTTAGAGATCTAGACAAAATAGCTGACGCAAAAACAAGTACTGAATTTACCTCAGCGATGGCAACAGTTGCAAAAAATCTTAAATTCAATGCTACGGACATTAAGATCAAAGCTCTTGATAAAACTACAAAGCTCAAAGAGCAAGCGTTTCTGGATGTAAAAGATAAACTTATAAAGGCAAGAAACAACGCAATCGACACAAACACACCGGTCAACCTTGTTCAACTAGCAGAAACACTTACTAAAAACGTAGATGAAAACCTCAAGACAGCTCTCAAAGCAGAGCAAACCACCCTGTTTAAAAATGTTATGAGAGGCTATTTTATCAAACTACAAAACGAAAGAACACAAGAGTTATTTGGTCTAAACCCAGACAATATTCCAGACCTTGATAACTTAGTGGATTTTGGAAACTTTTTTATACAAGTCTTAGAGGCTAATAGGACAAACGATAGAAACTTAAAACTTTTAAACTTCAACACAGAAACAATAGATACCGTCATCCAGAATACAAGAGAACAACTAGGGGGGTTGACTGATGACTGACCTTATAAAAGAAGTTTTAAGATCAAACGAACTTAGAATGAATGAGGACTACTCTTACACCATGAACAATGGTGAGGTTCAAATCAACCAACCATCCTTAGAGATTGCTCTAGATGTTGGGCAAAGTATGACACCGGGAGTAAGTCTATCAGGAGTAGGCAGTGCCATAGCCAAGGGGGTTGGTGCCACGGTTGAGGGTGTCAAAGGAGTTGCCAAAGGTGTTCCTATCGGGCTGAGCAATTTTGCAAAAGAGTTTAACAAAACCTTTCTTCCGGGGTATGAAGAAAATGTTGTACCTTTTCTAAACGAGAATATTCCCGGCCTCAAATCACTAAACGATTTTACGCAAGATATTTTTGAATACAAAAACAAAGCTCAAGAAATAGGCGGTGGATTTATTGGAGAGCCACTTGGAGAGTTTGGTGTTACTGGAGGGGCTATATCAGGTGTAGCAAAAACAGCCGGTATAGGTAATAGATTTCTTGCAAACGTCCTTGGCTATGGCACCGCAGAGGTCATTGCAGTTCCGGTTGAAGAACAAGGGTTACTTAGTATGGGTATAGAGTACTTGTCACCAGACAGCCCAATCACAACCGCAATACTAGAGAGCTTGAAGTCTGATGAAGATCAATCGGTGTTTATACAAAAGCTACAAAAGGCACCGGAGAACTTCTTTGTTGGCGGTGTAGTTGGTGAGCAGTTGGACAAAGCTGTAAGAGGTGTTGGCACTCTCTACAAATATATCAAGAACAGTCCAAAGCTAGACAGCATCAAGCAACAACTCAAAGGCGGTATATCAAGTCTTGGCGATACTGCTAGAGAGTTTCTAGATAAAAATCGTGGAGGCACTACGCTTGGAACTACAGATATACCTAAGATAATCGCGGAAGGCACCAAAGCTCTTGATGAGATGGTAAACCCAAAACAGACAATGCAAAAAGGCATACCGTTCCAGAAAGAAAAAACTGCTAACAATTTACGCCTCCACAAAATGAGACTTGATAAGCTTGCCACAGAGGGAACGCCATATCCCGGAGGGCCAAAAAACGAGAGGACAGTGATCAAAGCACCAAATGAGAACCTACCGGATTTTGTTGTTGGTAAAATTACTTTTGATGATTGGATTGCTAGAACAGAAAAACTTCTAACTCCCGAAGAAATCATGGCAGAAAAAGACTGGTATGATGATGTCTTCAAAGAGTTTGATAAAGTTGCTGGTGATGAACCAGATATGCTTAGAAAGCTTGGGGAGGCTTGGTTGTCAGCCCAACAGAACGAAACACCTTCTACTGCTTTAACAAATGTTTTGAGTATCTTTGAGCAATTTAAAAGAGGTGTACCTTTTGAAGACGTTAAAGGTAAAGGACTACCAGAGGCAAATAAGATTGCCTCATCAATAATATACGGTAAAGAAATAACTGGAGGAGCTGGGCAAAAGATCTCAGATTTCATTGATAGTGGCTACAGCAAACCAGTAAGGTCTATTATGGGTGACGATCCGGGTGGTGGGATGCCATTTGTTGTCGATATACATACCGCAAGAGATACCGGTCTTGTTGACAGAAAGCTCGTAAATCACCTCACAAGATTAGGATATAAAGTACCAAAGAATGTTGTGCTTGATGTTGGGGAGGGCGGTATCAAGGGGCCGATGTATGAAAATAGAGCTATCTTTGGGCGAGAGCTTACCGATCATCTCAACTCAATAAAGTGGCAAGGTAAAGACGATTGGAGGCCACAAGAAGTGCAAGCAGTGGGATGGATGGCTCTTTCAAATAAACTGACTGGTGAAGGTGGTCGAGGTGGTAATACCGCTACGGCAATGGCACGAAACACAAGTCGCATAGCTATGGAGGTTGATCCCGGTGCTGGATCTCCTTGGGCAGATAAATACGGTGCTGACTATGGTGCATTAGATGAAACTGATCGTATAGCCATAAACAATATCGTAACGCAAAAAGCAATTGAAATGGTTGCCAAGTCAGAAGGTGCTGTACTCAACACAGTAGTTCACGGTCAAGGCGGTTGGAAACAATACACTAATCCTTCATCGGTGATGGAGGGACTTGTTACTTTTGATACGGCAAAGAGGGTGGCCTCTCGACTTGGTTACCTTCTTAATCAAACTGAAGTGCTTGTTAATCAATCAAAACCTCTAACAGAAAATCCACAAAATTTTGGTCTTATGATTGTTGCAAAAGGTGGGGAACTCTCTGATAAAAATAATCTTGATAATTTGATGGGGAGAATGCTGTCTGATGACAAGCTTGGCTTAGTTACACAAGGGTATCACCCGATCACTTTGCAAGATGGCCGAGCTGGTATCAACATTGTTATCACAAAACAAACTCTAATCGATGCAAAAAAAGAGGGTGTCATAAAATCTCAAAAAGCAGGAAAAGAGTACATTATGGATTTTGTTAACAATGAATTGTCAAAAATAACAGATGACTTGAATTTTGATGTAGAGGCAGATATATTAGAGAGTGTTGCCGAGTTTGTGGGCAACGATTGGACTAAGGATAAAGCTGGTGGCAGTTACAAAATTAACTTTGGTGGAAAAGCCGGAACAGATGCGAAAGACCCTAGAGGGTCAGACATCGATATTGATGGGCAAGAACTTGAGGCACTCTTCTCAAGTGAAATCAACAAAGCCAAAGCAAAAAAAGGAAGTGGAGAAGTCACCTCAAGCGTAGGAGGTGATGATGAGTAAATTTGAGTTTGTCTTTGATATTCTAAACAAGTTCGGTCAACCTTCAGAAACAAGAATATATGGGGGTGATCTCCCCGAAAAAATAGAACGCATGGGCAACAAGATAGTTGTACCCGAAAGCAAAGATAGTATGGATGAAATCGTCAATCTTTTTGCTCCGAAGAAGGGCAAAGAGAAAGGCATGAAACTAGGTAGGATCGGGGAAATCTTTGATAAAAATTTTGATGCTCTGGATGATCAGCTTGTAAACATTATTGGTAAGCCGGGAGATCTCTTGCAAAACCTCAAAGCAATGAATGCTGAACTGTTTGAGGAGGCCCGAAGAGGAACTATGACTTTGCAAGATATCGCTAAACAAGCTGGCGAGATTGGTTTTGATAAAATATCTGAAACTCTTATGCTCAGAAAACCCGGACAAATGCTCAACCCGGCTGAGGTGTTTGGTGGGTTGATTGTTCTACAAAAGCTAGACCAAGAACTTATGTATGGCATAGACAAACTCAAGGGAAGAATTGGAGACACGCAAACTGGTGATATAGATCCCAAGGCATTTTCTGATAAACAACTGCTAGAGGATTATGCAAAAATACAAAGACTGATGGAGATGTCAAAAACAGTTTCAGCTCAGTTGGGTGGAGGAGTGAGCGAAGGTGGTAGAGTTTTAAGTGTTGTTTCAAAGATTGAGCAAGTGCTGGACGTTGATTTTAGAACGATAGATGAAAAATATGATGGTCTAGCCCAAACAACAATTGATGATATAGTAGGGCAAAACGGTCGTAATAAAATTGCTTATGAACTACAGACATTGTCTGCGTTAAATTTTAGGCAAAGACAAAGTTATGTCCAAAACTCTCCAATCAAAAAAAGCGTAGATATTATTATGGAGATGTATATTAATGCTCTTTTATCTTCACCGGTCACACACTCAGTAAATGTAGCTGGCAACGGTGTCTTTCAAGTTATGAGGGTCTTAGAGACTGGTGTTGCAGGAGTTATAGGAAATACTCGGCAAGCTATTAGAAAAGGTCTAGGAATGAGGGTTGACCCGGAAGATATGACTATGGCTATAGAGGCTTACGCTCACCTACATGGCTCACTCATGGCTCAGAAAGATGCTTTTACTCTCATGGCAAAAACCCTGATTACTGGAGAGAGTGGAGACATACAGGCAAAGTTTGGAAAGATTGATCTTGAGCGGATTGGCATTGGCCCTAAGACAAAGTTTAATAAGGATGGAAATGTCACTGTTCAAGCAACAAATAATGTTGTGGAGATTATGGAGCAAGCATCAAGAGGCGAACTAGGTGGAGCTTTCCTTAACACTATTGGAGTTGCCACTCGTTTACCGGGTAGATTTCTAGCGATGGAGGATGAATATTTTAAGGTAATGATCAAAAGACGAGTGCAGTATCAAGAGGCATTTCGTGCATCAGCCATTGAAATTCAAAGAAGAGTTCAAGCTGGGGTGCCACTTAGAAGGACACCAGATATGGAAAAGCCTGTCTATAATGATCAAGGTGAGCTAATCAAAGGGGAGCTGTCAGCTCAAGAGTATGGCACGGCAATCTATAAGCAAGTCCTTACTAACCCAAGTAAAGAAGTTAGAAACAGAATGACCGAAACGGCTCTTAAAGAAACTTTTCAAGCTCCTACCGGTGATGGCTTTGCTAGAATTTTTGGAAACCCTGCCGTTAAGTTTCTTGGAGTTCCCTTCTATAAAACACCTACGAACATAATTAAAGAGATAGGAGATAGAACACTCAATGTGTTTCCTACGGCCAGAGCTTTGAGAGAGGGTAAAGGTAGGGAGTTTGATGAGGCTTTTGCTAAACTTGTAACTGGATGGGGTGTCATGACTACTATGACAGCTTTTATAAGCGGATACTATGGTGATGATATTATTATTACTGGAACAGGGCCGGGAGATAGTAGAGCAAGAGATATACTTAATAAGGGGGCAAATGTGCCTCCAACAAGTATTGGCATAAAGCAAGATGATGATAGCTACAAGTTTTATTCATTCAACAGATTTGATCCTTTATCGATGTTACTGATTGCTGTAGCCGATTATGTAAACTATGCAGAATATCACCCAGATAGCCCACTTACAGAAAAACTAGCAAAAACACTGACGATGGCTGTTACTGAATATTCAAGTGCGGTTCCGTTTTTACAAGGTGTTGCTGAGTTTCAAAACCTTGTATTTAATAGATTTGAGGGTGCTGATAGTAGAGAGAGCAAACTGCTATCATGGCTAGGCTCTAGAACAGCAAATGTTGTGATGAATGTTGGAGGTCAAGCTGAGACATTTACCTCTCTTGGAGCTGGATCAGCTTTGAGAGCGGTTGGGGTTGACTATCCATTTATAGGGTCTAACAGCTTAATGGGAACTCTTGAGAGGCTTGGCGATCCTACAAAATCAAATACCTTGCTTGCTCCAGATCAGATCACTGGTGACAGAATAGAAGATCTTGGGTCTTTCTGGAAAGCATTTTATTTGGGTCTTAATCAATCAAGATCCCGATCCCCCTTCTTTTCAAAAGATTTACCGGGAGATGTAAATTTCTGGGGAGAAGAGTTGTACCAACTTGATCCCAATGTGCTGAAAGAAAAAGGTAAACTTGGCATGGCATTCAATCCATTTAGAATACAGACTGGTAAATACACCCCTCTAGATAGAGAGCTTTTACGGTTGTCTATCAGTGGTGCTGGTACTTTTGCGTATCACGGAAGAAAACTTGGCGGATATCAGCTACTCAATGAAGAGTATATAAACCATGTAAAGACCATCAATAACATTGATGATAACGGTAATATGCCGGGAGATGTTGGCTATAACATCAAACAAACATTACTAAACAAACTTAATGCATACATACAACCAAACACGGATGAAAGTAGAGCGTACTTTTTAGCAAAAGACGATGAGGAAAAGTATGAGTTGTTTCAAGATGTATTAGAAAACAAAAGAGCCTTAGCAAAGGAACACATCATGTCATCTAATCAAAGGCTTATAAATCTTAAAAATGCTGACAAATTGGCACAATAGTGATATAAAACCGGGAAGGGGCTAAGCATGGTAAACATAAATGCACAAGACAGAAGGATACAATATACCGGTAACGGAACTGCCGGGCCGTTTAGTTTTTCTTTCCAAGTCAATGCAACCTCAGAGATCAAAGTCTATGTAGACACAACCGTCAAAACAATAACTACACATTACACTGTGTCATTAAGTTCTGATGGGTCAGGGTCGATAAGTTTCACAACCGGCAATCATCCTACAAGCAGTCAGACTATAACGATCATGTCTAACATCGCCATTTCACGAACATCACAGTTTACCACCGGGGGAACCCTGACTGCCGATGCTCTGGAGACAGAGTTCAATAATCAGTTCATGCACCATCAACAGCACGATCAGAGACTGGACAGAGCTTTATTAGTGCCTGAGCATGATACCATTTCGGGGGCTGACTTTACACTGCCAGCCAAAAGCTCCCGGCTTGGTAAACTACTTGGGTTCAACTCATCTACCGGAAATCCAGAGGCCAGCTTTACAGTTGCAGACGGCAACACTCTTGCCGGGATCTCTGGTGATATAGCAACACTTGCTGATATAGAGGATGGCACAGACGCTACAAATGCCATACAAACCGTAGCCGGGATACAAGCAAACGTCACAACGGTAGCTGGGATATCATCAAATGTTACAACCGTAGCAGGGTTATCTAGTGCTATAGGCACAGTCAACTCTAACGCATCAAGTATCAATTCCGTAAGCTCTGCTATAACAAACGTAAATACGGTTGCTGGTGCTTTGACAAACATAAACACAGTGGCTAGTGCGAACTCAAACATATCAACGGTTGCCAGTGCCAACTCTAATATTGGAACTGTTGCTAGTGCCATAGCCAACGTAAACACCGTTGCGTCAAATGTCTCTGGTGTAAACAGCTTTGCTGAACGCTATAGAGTTGCATCCTCAGAGCCTAGCTCATCTCTTGACGTTGGTGACTTACTATTTGATACCACTGCAAACGCATTGAAAGTCTATAAGTCCGGAGGCTGGGAGGTAGCCAGTGCATTTGGTAACTTATCGGCAGACGGTACTCCTGAGCTTGGAGGTGACTTAGATGTTTTGACGCATAGTATTGTCTCTTCAAGCAATAGAAATATTTCCCTGACACCGAATGGATCAGGTGTTGTTAGGCTTGACGGTAATGTCGATATATCTACCGGGGCTATTGATCTCAAGAATGGTGGCACACAGTCTTACATTCGGTTCTACTGCGAAAGCTCAAATGCTCATTACGCACAACTACAAGCACCAGCTCACTCTGATTTTGGTGGCAATATAACTCTTACGATGCCGGCAACTACCGGAACACTAGCCTTGACATCACAAATTCCAACTGTACCAAGCTCCGGTATAGCTAGTGGTAATGTTGCTACTTTTACATCTGGTGTGGCTGATGATGATTTTTTAAGAGTAAGTGGTACATCTATTGAGGGTCGGAGTGCATCAGAGTTAGCAAGTGATATTGGTGCAACAACGACAGACGAGGCAACAGCTCTTGCTATAGCGTTAGGATAAAGGAGAAAAGATATGGCAAATACATTCAAGGTTGTAAGTCATGATGTCATGCCAGCAAGTGCTGGTTCGCCAGAAGACTTATATACTTGCCCCACTTCCCCGGCTACCACAACTGTGGTGATTGGATTGATGGTTGCAAATGTGCATACCGCACAAGTGACATTCAGTGTGAAACACGTTTCAACGACATCAGGAGGCGGTCGATCAGCTACAAACACAACAACCTTTCTGCAAAAAGATATACCGATTGCTGTAGGTGAAAGCAAACAATGCTTGGTTGGTGGCAAACACGTTTTGGAACAAGGCGATAAAATTCAGATTGATTGTTCAGTTGCTGACAAAGTATCGGTCACAATGTCTATAATGGAGATAACCTAATGTCAGAATATAGCATAGGAAAACAAGCGGATGGCACAAGCTATGAGCCAGTTATTCGCCAAGTAGAAAACACAATAAATAATTCATTTACAATAGACGCAACGAATAATGCTGTTGTCGCTGGGCCGATAACAATTGGCAGTACTGCAACAGTAACTGTGTCAGGGATATTGGTGGTTGTATGAGCAAAATTGAAGTAAATGAAATAGTAAATCAGTCTGGTGATAATGATAGTGGTATTGACTTAACTACAAATGACCAAATTGGATTTAAGATAGCAAATGCTAGTAAGTGGACGCTTAATTCTTCTGGCAACTTATTTCCAGCATCAACATCACAAGGCATAGTTTTTGGTGCAACATCTGATACATCGGCAAATCGGCTTGAGGATTATGAAGAGGGAACATGGACACCTTTTATTCAAGCATCTGTATCAAATCCTACTGTTGGATATGCAGTTCAAAATGGAGTATATGTAAAAGTTGGTCAGCTAGTTTTAGCGTCAGCAAACATGGAAATTAATTCTTTTTCTGGTGGAAGTGGAAACACGGAAGTTGGGGGATTGCCTTTTGCGTCAAGTGCAACTTCTATGTTTAGTCCACACGCTGTTTTGCTTGATAATCTGGCTAATGATAGAAAACAAGTAACTGTTCAATTGGCTAACAACGGAACTGTTGCTAACTTATTAGGAAATAGTGGTGGAACTGGTACTCATACAGGTATAGTGCCAAGTGATTTCGGTGGAAATGAACATTGTAGAATTACATTTATATATAGAAGCCAATAAAGGAGAAACTAATGGCTATAACAAAAGAAACAATACAAGACAAAATAGAAGTCGTAGGTGACTTCAAGCACATACAAGTAAGAACAGCTACGGTGATAAAAGAAGATGGTGTAGAAATATCAAGGTCTTTTCATCGTCATGTTGTAGCACCTAACAGCGACAGCACAAACGAGAGTGCAGATGTTAAAGCAATGGTGGCACAGTTTCACACAGATGAAGTTAAGAAAGCATACGCTGACCACATAGCAAAACAGGCAGAGTAAAATGACCTCGATATTAAAAACCGACAAAATCGAAGGAGTGACCGCAAGCGGTACTGTGCAGATGCCAGCTGGTACAACAGTGCAAGTCGCATCATTATCTAATACTGGTCGAGGAGCGCATGTAGCAACAACATCATCAAGTTATTCAGCTATTAATACATCGTGGGACTTAACGATTACTCCGAAATTTTCATCAAGCAAAATACTATTATTAGGAAATCTATCTTGTATTATGGGTGGTTCTAATAAATATGGGTATGTAACCATTTATAGGACTGTTGGCGGTTCGAATACAGACATAGGTGATACTCAAGGATATGGTGTTATGGTTGTGGAATCTGATGGTGGTTGGACTAATATGAAACTACAGCATTTAGATTCACCAAGTACCACAAGTGCAGTAACTTATAAAATATATGCAAAAAGTGATGGCTACAATGATTTTTATATTGGTTGGTCAAGCTCGTCTAGTGCGAGTACAAACCTTGTATATTTAACAGCTTTGGAGATTGCCCAATGAGCACACTTAAAGTAGATACAATACAGGGTAAAACAACAGCTGGAACTGTGGCTATGCCAGCTGGTATGGTGATACAGACAGTTGCAACAACAGATAATACTGAACTTGCATTGAGTACTGGTCAAACGCCCACTAATTATTCACAACTAAATACGAGCATTACTCCAAAGTTTTCAACAAGTAAAATTCTTGTTCGTGTTGATTTTGGAGCTTTACAATATGGTGGGAATGATAGTGGTTTAGGTCATGGAAAAATAATGTTTACACAAGGAGGGGGTAGTGCAACAGACTTTCCAAGCTCGCAAGTAGGGTCAAATGATGTTGTTTCCCATAAAGCTCATTTTCAAATAAATTTAGAAGTTCAAACATGGGATATATTCCAACCTTCTATGGCAATACTACACGCACCTAGTACCACAGATGCACTTGTATATCAGGTTTATTTTTGGTCAGAAAATACTTCTGGAGTTTGTAAAATAAATAAAAACTATAGAGATTATACAAATGATGCCTCAACTGTAGCAACAATGACACTAATGGAGATTTCAGGATGACAACAATAACAAAAGCATTATCAGAATTAGGGATTAATGAGTGGGTACTTAGAGGAGAGCCTACAAGTGAAGAAGAGTTTAACCAGATGTTTCGTAAGGTTACTGGAGCAGATAGCAATGGTTTAGCAATCGAAAGTGCAGACCCAAAGGACTTTGGCATAACATGGAAAGCTGTATCTGATAAAAAGACAGAGCTAGTGAACGCAGAGCCAATGCGATTGTTGAGAGTTGAACGCAATAGATTGCTTGCTGAAACAGACTGGATGGCAAACTCTGATGTAACTCTTGCGGATAACTGGAAGACGTATAGACAACAGCTAAGAGATTTACCAGCTGGTGCATCACCAAAGTTATCAAGTGATGGGTCGCTAGATATGTCTTCTGTTACCTTCCCAACAAAGCCGAGCTAAGATGACTAAGCAGGACATAAATGCAATACTGATGGAGCTGAGTGTTCTGAAGAATGATATGTATCATTTTCGGCAGGATATGGAACGCAGAGTTTCCCGGCTAGAAAGAATAGTAATATCAATAACCGCATTCTATGTGATCAGTTCATTCGGTGTGATATTCAATACGATAGTGTTGTGACCTCCTATGTTCGATCCGGTTACCATAACGACCGCTCTTGGGGTAGCCTCTTCTGCAATGTCGCAGATAAAAAAAATGTACGATCACGGCAAGGATATCTCAGAGATGAGCGGTCAAATCGGGAAGTGGATGAATGCCTATGCTGAAGTAGATGCTCTTGAAAAGGAGGCCAAGAACCCTTCTCTTTTCAGAAAGATTACATCGGGAAAGTCTATAGAGGAGGTAGCTCTTCAAGCTTTTGAAGGTCGAAAGAAGTTAGAGCAGGATCGCTATGATTTGAAGATGATGATCTCTTTCCGGTACGGCCCAAGGGCATTCGATGAGTTGCTTGA